CATGGTTATCAATAGTAATGACAGGCAGCATCAAACAGATAAAGCTAAGATTACTAAGCGCATTAGAGCTTTTGCTTATTGGCACACTTTGACATCCAAGGATAAAACAAGGGGCGCATTTAGCCCCTCTAATCCTTGCGAAGTGACAGTCACTGTTTATAGTCCTACAAAATCAAAGCTAGATCCTCCTAATCTATATCCAACAGTAAAAGCCATCATAGATGGCATGACAGACGCTGGTATTTGGACAGATGACAATCACAAGGTAATTAAAAAATTATCTTTCGTGTATGGTGGTTTAAGTGGAGAAAAAGGGTGTTATAAACTCACTTTTGATATAGAGGAGTCCCAAAAATGAACAAATCAAAAATTAAGTGTTTGGAATGTTATTTTGAATGCTCGGATAGGAGAGGTAGAGAATGAGTAAACAGGAATTGATTAGTCTTTTGATGATGGAAAAAATATCAGCAGAAGTGAGACGGAGAGGAAGAAATTATGCCAAAGGTTATGATAAGGGTATCGATTTAGCTATTAAACTCATTGAAGCCAGCAAAGACGAGCTACCAAGGCCAGTCGTACCGCAGTATATAGCGGAGTGGATTGACTATTGCAAGTGGAGAAAAATTTCTTTAGCTCATGCACTCTATCGATCAGATGAATCAGTTGATGAAAGGGTGTTCTACTGGATTGTCGATAGTTTGGAAAACCAAGAAACCTTTGCCCTAGCTTGGATTTTCGGCTACACGGTCGAGAAAGAGAAGAAGTATACAGTGAGGATGAAAGCTACTAAACAGTACTTATGTAATGATGAAACAGGCCCTCATTTTAGTCCGAATTTCAGATCTAATTTCACGAAAACCAATCTAGAAGAGTTAGGTTTTGATTGGGTGTTTGATTGTCCAGGTGTTGAAGTGTGGGAGGTGGAATAATTGGCTAAATTAGTATTAAAAAACCCTTATTTTGAAGAAGAAATAACAGTAAGAGAAGATCGCACTTATTTTGAACACTCACTAGATAACCTTAATTATGGGTATGTAAAGTGCATCCAATTACATCAAATTGAACCTAATGAAGCACTTATCACTATCAATCCAAAGAATTTTGCAAAGATTGAAATTTATGATGACAAGGAGGTGGAAGAATGATTTCAAAATTTAGGGCTTGGCTAAAAAATGATAAGGAAATGATTGATGTTGACGAAATTCATTTTGACAACGGCCAGTTGGATTTTATTGGCGACGGCATCACATTTATGCGCAAAGCAGACGAAATCGAACTCATGCAATCGACAGGTCTCAAGGATAAGAATGGCCAAGAGATCTTCGAGGGGGATATTTTGACAGATGAAGGCTGTGAACTAGATGAATTTTGGTCATACGTTTATGTGATTTTTAAAGACGGAATGTGGTATTGTATGCCCGCCAAATCAGAAGGATATTGTGGCGCATTAAATGAATTTAATGAGTATTACTCAGCTGTCGGCAACATTTACGAAAACTCGGACATTTTGGAGGACATAAATGAGACCTTGTAAATATCCATATCTGGGAAGAAAAAAGAAAGAAACTCCATCGCCAATATTTCATGCACAACCAATTTTAAACAAGATTCCAATTGTAGAAGAGGTCAAAGTAGAGCTCGAAGTCGAAGTTAATATAGGGCGTTCATATCCAGAAATGTTAATACATTTAGATATTTCTGGATATGGGAATAGAATGCATTCTGTACATCGCTTCCCTGGTATTTATCTTACTGTTGGTGAGTCAATCCAGCTAAAGATGCTTTTTTATAGAAGGATTAGAAATTTTACTGCAGATCGTTTCTTGACATTTAGAGAGTCTGATTGGAAGTTTTTTATTTGCGACCTAGTCAATGAATTTGTGCGTTAGAAAGTTGATGAGGATTGAAATGAATGACTAAAAAGAAAATAGAGCGTCTATCTGTCATCCATCGCAGAGAAATCAATTGGTTAAAATGGTATTTTTTGAGAGACAAGAAAAATCCGAAGAAAACAATCCTGGAACAAAAAATACATGAGGCATTTTTAGAAAATGATGTTGAACAATCTGTATTTCTAGTCAATTTAAAATCAGTAACAGACGAATACATCAAAATGTCTGAACGAAGAATGCTGAAGACGATAAAAGAAGTATATGTCTACGAAAATCTGAATGTGATCGGAGCTTGTCAAAAGATCCTCTATTTAAGTCCAACTCAAGCATATTCTCACATAAACAGATGGTTTGATAAATATTTTGTATCAACTTATAAACATATACCACTATCTAAATAACCGTAAAAAGCCCCTGTCCTATGTATCTATAATCAAGGTACATAGGTTTTTATTAGGAGAGGGATACTATGGATAATCAAAAAACATATCATAGACAGAACACCATTAACCAATACAATTTATCAGATTATGATACCATGCGCACAGATGGTAAATTCAACATACCTACACTTGAGTCAGTTGACCATGTGCCAAGTACATTACAGGGTTTTAACTATATTTTAAACAAGCCCAACTATTCAGCAGGCGTGCATTTTTTTCTAGATGATTACCAGTTTGAAAGAATCTGGAACCGTCCAGATTTCTATATTGAAAAATTGGCAGATTTTGATTGTGTATTAACACCAGATTTCAGCTTATACACAGATATGCCTCTGGCTATGCAGTTATGGAACGTGTATAGGTCAAGGTTGATAGGTCAGATAATGCAGAATTGGGGTTATACTGTTATACCAACTGTATCGTGGGCGCATAAAGAAAGTTATGAATTTTGTTTTGATGGTTTACCTCGATATAGCACGGTAGCAATTAGCACAGTAGGCATCAAACAACGCAAAGAGCGTTTTGAATTGTGGAAAGCTGGAGTAGATGCCATGATTGAAAAGATAGCACCAAAGCGTATCTTAGTATATGGCGGTGATGTAGATTATGATTATAAAGGTATTGAGGTAGTTTATTTTAAAAATGATACGACAGAAAGGATGGATAAATGGGTGGTAGAGGAGCAAGCTCTGGAATGAGCAATAAAGGAAAAAAATACGGCACAGAGTATAAGACTGTACATAAAGCAGGCAATATAAAATTTATTACTCAAAACGAAAAAGGGTCACAAAAGACTCCAATGGAAACAATGACGAAAGGCAGGGTTTACGCACTTATTGACAAGAACAAAAACATACCTAAGAGTATTGTTTATTTCGATACAAAAAATAAGCGCAATAAGCAAATTGACTTAGATCATGTGCATAAAGGGATGAATCCACACGCTCATCACGGCTATAACCATGCAGAGCATGAGAAAAGTAAAAAAGGGGCAACTAGCTTGACACCAAAAGAGTATAAAATGGTTGAAAAGGTTAAAAAAGAGTGGTATAATCACACTAAGAAACGTAGGGAGTAGTATATAGGGATTACGCCTTGATGGAGGAGAATCCGGTTCGAATCCGGGCTACTACGTTACATATTAGCCTCTTAATTGGGGCTTTTTTTGCACTTTAAATCAAAAACAACCGTAAAACACCCCCTTTATCTACATATAAAATGAAATCATGAGTAATATTACTTGTGATTTTTTTGTTAGAAAGGGGGTAGCGAATGAATGAAAGACAGAGGCGCTTTGCAGATGAGTACATAAAGACAGGAAACGGCTATCAATCAGCGATTAAAGCAGGTTATAGTAAGAATTATGCAAATAATCGTATCACTGAATTGTTGGGAAATGTTGGGATAAAAGAGTATATCAGCAAACAGATGCAAGAACTGCATAAGTCAAACATCATGGATGCGTCAGAAGCGCTTTATATCCTTTCTGAAATCGCTAGAGGTAAACGAGATGAGGAGGTTTTGATACTTAATCCAACGACAGGGAAAGTGGAGAGACACACAAAAAAAGCAGATAATGCGACAGTTATTAAAGCCATTACTGAAATCTTGAAACGATACCCAACAGCTAAACAATCTGAAAAACTAGAGCTTGAGATTGAGAAATTAAAATCACAGTTGACAGAGGCCAATAAGCTTACAGATACCCCTATTTACATCGTAGATGAATGGGCTGATGAAGTGGAGGGCACGACAGATGACCTTTAAAGTACAGAAAAATGTCAATCCTCACTTTAAACCTGTTTGGATTTCTAACTTGCCTTACAATGTCTTGAAAGGCGGTCGTAACTCTTTTAAATCATCTGTGATCGCTCTGAAGCTAGTCTATATGCTGCTAAGATATCTAAAGGCTGGAGAAACAGCAAACGTTGTTGTTATCCGCAAAGTCGCTAACACTATTAGAGATAGCGTGTTTAATAAAATCTGGTGGGCTTTAAATTTATTCGGATTAGCTAATCAATTCAAAAAGACTATCAGTCCCTTTCAGATTATACATAGAAAGACTGGCTCAACATTCTACTTTTATGGCCAAGATGATTTCCAGAAGCTAAAATCTAATGATATAGGTAATCTGATAGCTGTTTGGTATGAAGAAGCGGCTGAGTTTGGTAGTCAAGAAGATTTTGACCAATCCAACGTAACCTTTATGCGGCAAAAACATCCACGCGCTAAGTTTGTGCAATTCTTTTGGAGTTACAACCCACCTAGAAATCCATATAGTTGGATCAATGAGTGGTTTGAGAGTGTCAAGACTAATAAGAATTATCTAGCACACTCAAGCACTTACCTTGATGATGAGTTAGGGTTTGTAACTGAACAAATGCTAGAAGATATAGAGCGCATCAAAGAGAATGACTTTGACTATTACAGGTATTTGTATTTGGGTGAAGCTGTCGGACTTGGTAACAATGTGTACAACATGAGTACATTTCATCCTATCGATGCTTTGCCAACTGATGACAGACTGATAGGCATATCCTTTGCACTAGATGGCGGACATCAACAATCAGCTACTGCTTGTTGTGCTTTTGGTATCACAGCTAAAGGTAAAGTTATCTTACTAGATACCTGGTACTATTCACCAGCTGGCCAAGTAGTCAAGAAAGCGCCTAGTCAGTTATCTCAAGAAATTCATGAGTTTATACAGGCTGTTATCTCGCAATATAGAGTGCCAGCTCTGCAGTACACCATAGATAGCGCAGAGGGTGCTTTGAGAAACCAGATGTTTCTTGACTTTGGTTTAAGATGGCATCCAGTAGCTAAATTAAAGAAAGTGACTATGATTGATAGTTTTCAATCTTTACTCGCTCAAGGTCGCTTTTATTATCTAAACATTGAGAACAACAAGATATTTATTGAAGAACATAAAATGTACAGATGGGATGAAAAGACAATCAAATCAGATAATCCTAATGTCATTAAAGAAGATGACCACACATGCGATACATCACAGTATTTTGTGTTAGATAATGCGAAAATACTTGGTTTGCGTGTGGGTAACGCATAAGGAGGGCAGATATGAGCCTATTTCAGAAGATAAAAGATTTTTTCAACCGTGGGAGGTATAATATGACAACAGCAAATCTAAGCAGTATTCTAGATCATCCAAAAATCGCCGTAACACAAGAGGAATTTCTCCGTATCCAGCACAATCTGACTTACTATCAATCTAAATTTGAAGATATTGAGTATATCAATACGGATGGTGACAGAAAACGCCGCAAGATGCAACACTTACCAATTGCCCGCACGGCAGCCAAAAAGATTGCCAGCCTTGTTTACAACGAACAAGCAGAGATTTCAGCAAAAGACGAAACACTGAACAAGTTCTTGAATGATATGATGGCTAATGATCGTTTCAACAAGAATTTTGAAAGGTACTTGGAAAGCGCATTGGCACTTGGCGGGCTTGCTATGCGCCCTTACATTGATGGCGACAAGATCCGTGTGGCATTTATTCAAGCTCCAGTATTTTTGCCACTGCAGAGTAATACACAGGATGTATCAAGCGCTGCAATCCTTACAAAGACAATTAAGTCAGAGAGCAAAAAGAACGTGTATTATACGTTAGTTGAGTTTCATGAGTGGGTAACTCAAGATGGCCAAGAGGTAGGGAGTACAAAGGATAAGAACCTATACCGCATCACTAACGAGCTTTACAAATCAGATACTGATGGATCACTAGGTCAGCGCGTGAACTTGCAAGAACTTTATCCAGACCTAGAGCCAGTAACGGTATTAAAAGACCTATCACGCCCGTTATTTACCTACCTGAAAACGCCAGGCATGAACAACAAGGATATCAATAGCCCTTTGGGTCTATCTATCTTTGACAATGCAAAAACAACTATTGACTTTATCAATCGCACTTATGATGAATTTATGTGGGAAATCAAGATGGGGCAAAGGCGCGTGATTGTGCCAGAGCAGCTAACGCAACTTAAAGTGCAAGATACCCACGGTAATATCGATTTCAAACGCCGTTTTGATGTTGAGCAAAATGTCTATATGCAGGTAGGGGCTGGCAACATGGATAGCGGCAATATTATTGACCTCACAACGCCTATTAGGTCATCTGATTACATTTCTGCTATTTCAGAGGGGCTAAAGCTCTTTGAGATGCAAATTGGTGTATCTAGTGGCATGTTTACTTTTGACGGTCAAGGAGTCAAAACAGCAACCGAGATTGTCAGCGAGAACTCAGATACTTATCAAATGCGCAACAGCATTGTCGCACTTGTGGAGCAGTCTATTAAAGAGCTTTGTGTATCTATGTGTGAACTTGGTAAGGCATTTGGTCTGTACAAGGGGAACATTCCAGAACTTGATGATATCTCGGTCAATCTGGATGATGGGGTCTTTACTGATCGTCACGCTGAGCTTGATTACTGGATGAAGATGGTAGCAGCTGGATTTGCTACTCAAAAGAGAGGTATCGCTAAGACGCTGAACATCACGGAGGATGAAGCAGAGAAAGAGCTTGCTGAGATCAATGGAGAATTACCACCAGAAAATGATGCGGAATTGGCACTATATAACCGTAAGAGGGTAGAAGATGGAGAAGAACAAAAGGTTGATAACGCTTAATGATCAACAGTTTTCTCTGCAAATGCAGGCTGTCAGTGATATATATGCTAAGATGCAGATTGAGTTGTTCGATAGCATGATAAAACGACTCAAAGAGCGAGGAGCTGCTGATTTAAAAGAAAATCCGTATGTGTGGCAACTCGAAAAGTTAAACGATATGCACATGCTAAATGAGCATAATCTCAGGATAATTTCAGATCGCACAGGTATCGCTGAGAGTTTGCTAAGAGATGTTATTGCGAATGAGGGGCTAAAAGTATATAAGGATACCAAGGATCAAATTTCAGACGATCTCAGACAATCTCACAAAGGATATGTCAGAAATGGAGTTACAGATGCCCTTGAATCCTATACATCGCAAGCCGTAGATGATTTGAATCTCATCAACACAACATTACCAGAGAGTATACAGTCTGTATTTAAATCTATCGTAGAGCAGACAGTCGCAGAGGTTGTGGCTGGTACCAAAACGGCAGAGAAAGCTATCAATGAAACGATAATGAGCTGGCAGAAGAAAGGCTTTACTGGATTTACAGACAGCGCAGGCCGTGAATGGCGGGCAGATAGTTATGCCAGGGCTGTTATCAAAAGCACAACATACAGAGTCTATAATGAAATGCGCATTGCTCCAGCTCATGAGTTAGGAGTCGATACCTTTTATTACTCAACCAAGCGGACAGCAAGACCAGCTTGTAGCCCTCTCCAAGGCAAGATAGTTACATTTGGAGATGGCGGGATAATAGATGGTGTTAAAGTCTATTCTCTGTATGATTATGACTATGGATCAGCTGGTGGATGCCTTGGGGTACATTGCGGGCATTATCTCACCCCGTTTGTTATTGGAATAAACGAATTGCCAGACTTGCCAGATTACCTCGCAAACCTCACTCCAGAGCAAGCAGAAGAAAATGCACGTATCGAGGCAAAACAAAGAGCCCTTGAGCGGACAATAAGAAACCACAAAGAGCGTTTGCATTATGCAAATACAATGAATGATGCAGATCTCATCCAATCCGAAAGGTTGAAAGTGAGAATGTATCAAAACAAAATCAGAGACCTTGTGGATAACTATGATTTTCTGTATCGAGATTACAGCAGAGAAAAGTTATACACATAATCTAGATCTAGCGTTGCATATAGCAACGCTTTTTTGTTTGCTTAAACCGTAAAAAATCCCATTGAATCAAGGGTATATTGAGAAAGTAAATAATATTTTGCTTTTCGGTGGGAGTTGTCCACCTAAAAAGAACTAAGGAGGTACAAATGGCATTTACAACAGAGGAACTACTCAAACTTGGATTGACAGAGGAACAGGCTAAATCAGTCTTTGCCTTGCGAGGAAAAGAGCTCAACGAGGACAAATCAGCCTTGGAAACTATCACAAAAGAGCGAGATAGTCTGAAAAACCAGTTACAAAAAGCAGAGGAGCAAGTTGAAAACTTAAAATCACTTGAGAGTATCAGCGCTGAACAAAAAGATGCGATTGATAAATTGCAAGCAGATTATGACAAGTATAAACAAGAAGCCAAAGCTGAACTGGAAAAAACAAACAAGGTGAACGCTATCAATCTTGCTTTGAAAGATACTAAGGCGCACAATCCAGCGTCATTGATGAAGTTTATTGATGTGGATGCTATTGAACTTGATGACAATGGTAAACCGAAAATTGACGATGTCATCAATGGGCTTAAAGAAAGTGATCCTTATCTTTTTGAGGAAGAAGACAGCGGAAAACCTAATCCTAATATCTTGCCACAAGGAAATCCAGCAGTAGGTGCTGGATCTGCAGATGATGCGTTCGCTGCAGCGTTAGGGCTAGTTTAATCAATTTTTAAAAGGAGGCTATAGATGTCTATCAACTACGTTACTAAACGAGAAAAACAATTTGATCAGAAATTGATGCAGGGCGCACTTACCAATATTTTGGAAACCCCAAAAGTTACTTGGTTAGGAGCTAAATCTTTCGAAATTCCAACTGTATCTGTATCAGGCTATAAAGCTCATACACGAACAAAAGGCTATAACGCTGGTACAGTTTCAAACGAAAAAAAAGTTTACACACTTGGTTTTGACCGTGATATTGAGTTCTTCGTCGACAAAGCAGATGTTGATGAAACTAACGAAGAACTGTCAGCAGCTAATGTTACAGGTACATTTATCACAGAACACGCAACGCCTGAGCTTGATGCGTATCGCTTCTCTAAATTGGCTACAACAGCAATTACAGCGACTAAATTCAAGTCTGAGGATGACTACTCAGAAACTAATGTGTACTCACGTTTGAAATCTGCTATCTTGCCGATCCGTAAGTATGGAGCAGCTAATATCGTGATCTATGTATCTAGTGAGATCATGGATTTCTTGGAACGCTCAAAAGATTTCACGCGCTCAATCTCTACCACTTCACCTCAAGGTATCGATACACGTGTTACATCTCTCGATGGTGTACAAATTATCGAAGTTTGGGATGATGCACGCTTTAAAACACAATTTGAGTTTACAGATGGCTTTGTGAAAGCGTCTGGCGGTAAAGACATCAACTTCCTTATCGTAGCTAAGCCAGCAGTAATTGCCAAGGCTAAATTTAACTCAATTTATCTTTTTGCTCCTGGCCAACATACAGAAGGTGATGGATATCTTTACCAAAACCGCATGTACCATGACTTGTTTGTCTTGGAGAACAAAAAAGATGGCGTTTATGTTTCTCATAAATCTGCTTAGGAGGTAAGAAATGAAGAAATATATTAAAGAAAATCAAGTTTACACTGTCCAAGAAGGCAGTGAGCTTGAGGTACAGTTGATTTCAGATGGTT